ATGGCAAAAATCGAGATGCACGATGTTAACGTCAGCTACTTCATGCGAAGGACGGCATCTGCTGGAAAAAAGTTTGAACGCGACGCAGTCGGCGCGCCCATCATCGTCGGCCAAGCCTATCTGGAAATTGCCGCACTGCGAAACATCAATCTCGCCATTTCCGAAGGAGATCGTGTGGGATTGATCGGTTCGAACGGCTCTGGAAAGTCAACGCTGCTCAAACTCTGCGCTGGCGCATTGTCAGCTCAGTCTGGCTCAGTCCTCATTGAAGGCGCTGTGAGCCCGCAATTCGCCCTAGCCGCCGGGCTGAAGCAAGACTTGTCGGGAAGGCTTAATGCCGAACTCAAGTGCCTCTATCTCGGCGTGCCACAGCGGTCGATCGCCAAATACGTTGAAGACGTCAAACTTCTGAGCGGTCTAGGCGGCTATTTCGAACTACCTATGCGTAGCTACTCAGCTGGCATGCGGTCGCGGCTAGTGATGAGCCTCTTGGGTTTGGTGCGAGGCGAAATTCTAATTATGGACGAATGGGTCAATGCTGCTGACCCGCGATTGAGTGAGGCTATTGAAGGCATTCAGAGTCGTCTTCTGCAGCGAAGTAAGATCCTCGTTTTGGCTAGCCATTCAGAGCGTGTTCTTAAGAGTTGGGTAGATCGACTGATATGGCTCGAGCAAGGTGAAATAGTTGCTGATGGGTCGATCGCTGATGTGTATGCGCAATATAAGTCCTGGCTCAAAACGCATCAGTGATTTCCTTCTACACCACGGTGGTCTATTACAGCATCAGCATTAGTCACCGGCGCCGCATCTGCATTTCACGCCGGATCTCGCCCAGCTCGGTGCGAAGCCGCTCAATCTCTTCAACCAGTTCGTGCCCGATCTTTCGCGCCCGCTCTTGGTCGACGCGGTAGTGTTCAATGACCTCTGCCAGAATGCGAACGGACGAGCCGTCAACCAGCGCGCCGGCGACGGCGACGGTCGCGTCTTCCGGCGTCTGAGGGGGCGACTTCTTGCCCGAGCGCCAGCCGAGCCCGGCCGCCAGGCCGACGATCAGGATGACGAGTGCATTGGCTGCCTGAACAAGATCGATCTTCGTCATCCATTCCATCAGCCCCGCTCCGCAGCATTCTTTCCGACATCCGACCACGAGCGGTAGGTGTTCATTATCTCGAGAAGGACCATCGTCGACCACGCGACCGCACCTGACGGCGCGCCGCCGACGTTCATCCACGCCATCAGGAAGCCGAGCGAGACCTGCGACCAGATCGCGGCCCCGACGATCGATGCGGCGGCGCGGATGTGCGGTGAGAACGCAAAGCCTTTGAACGTCCCGTTGATCGTCAGGGCGCTCAGTCTCATCAGGCCGCACAACCCGATGATCGCCGCCCAGGTTCGCTCGTCCGCCCAATGCGCCAGGTAGGCGAACGAGTTCGAGGTCTCGAACATGTCAGGCGAGAGCTGCAGCCCGATCCACAACCCGAGTGCCGGCCAGAGCATCACCCATTCCGACATGCGGATAGGGAAATGGTCTGCGACGCCGCGATAGACACGAACGATGATCATCAGCCCGGCTCGGCATTTTTCGGCGCACGGTAGGCACCGATCGCGCCCGCAGCCGCACCGATGAAGGCGGTGACCGCAGCATTGAACTCCGGAGTCGTGAACGCCGCCGGCAGCACATCGGCAGCGACGATTGCGGTCCAGAGCGCGCCAGCAATGGCGGCCCACTTGCCGGCACCGACAGCCTTGGCCGATTGCTCGACTGGAGACGGCTTCGGCGTATGCTCATAGCCAAGCTCGATCGGCGGGCCGCCATTGTGGCCGATGGGCGGATAGGTTGGCATGGGCGTTTCCTCGATCGGTGGGATGGGCCGGACGATGATCTCCGGCTGCGAGCCGAACCCAGCCGCCTGCAGCGCGGAGACGAACGCGCGGTGATAGCCGGCGACCTCGACATCGGTCCCGTCGACACCATTGACGATCCGGCGCGGGTTGGAGCTTGGCGACGCATCGAGCGCGGCAGGGAAATTGTAATCGCCGAGCTTCTTGCCGGTGAACAGGCCCTCGGACATGCCGACGACGGCGATGTCGGCGCCGACCGACTTCTCCAGCGCCAGATCGCGGTTGCCAACCAGATCCACGCCCAGCCGGCGACCCATGCGCTCGTAGTTGGCTTCATGTGTGAGCTGGACAGGACCGCGGCCGAACCATCCATCCCGCCAGTAAGGCGTCTTCACCCACGATAGCTGCCCCTTGGCAAAGGCGGCATCGAGGCGGGCGATCACCGTTGCGTCAGACGGGTTCTTGTCCTTGTGGCTCGCGTACACCGTCTCCTTGATCGGCAGCATGTACGCGCCGGTCTCGCGATAGACCTGTGCCAGGATGTTCGCAACGTGATGGATGTTGGAGACGCCATGGCGCTCGGCAGCATTGATCAAGGCTTCGGTGCCCTCGACCTGTTGCTGAAGCAGCCGGCTGCCAAAGAGCGGCCCAGAGCGCAAGGCAGCGAAGAACGCAGCTCGGTTCATGGCGAGTGTCCTTTCCCCCGGTGCGGCCGGGTGATTAAAGTTTTAGGGAGTGCGGATAGAGTTGCCGCCCAGGCGGAGGGCGCGAGATGTCGAGTGGCTACGACAAGGATCCAAATGGACCTTACAAGATCACGCGTTGGACGTGGCTGAAGGCGGCATCGGGGTTGGCGGTCGTTCTTGCTTTGACCGTCTACGCAATGGGTGGCGGTTAATCGGGGCGCTCTCTGGTTATAGGGAATGGTGCCCGATGCGGCCAGGTGATTGAACGTTTCACATTTTGGGCTAGGCTAGTAGTTGGTGGCGTTGCGCAAGCGTCGCTTGTCGGGTCGGCGTCCCAATCCTGGTGTTGGACGCCGATCCCTCACTACATCACCAAATCTCGCTATGCAGTCGAAGCGTCCTCCGTTAGGCTCACGCACCGACTTTGGCTAGGTAACGCCTCTCGTTCATAGCGTTGAGGCAAGCAGCAAGCTCCTTAGCATAGCCGCGATTGTGGCGCATACGGCGAGCATCGCCTGCTTGGACAGACACACGCAAGCCGCGATAAGCTAAGCTGGCGTGTCTAGCTGCACCTGAACATCCTCGACAGTCATTGGCGTGACCGGCTTGGCGAGCCTGTCCGGCGTGCAGCCTAGACGACATTAAGGCTATGCGGTCTAAGCCCCAAACTCGATCTGGCTACCCAAATCGAGCAACCGGACGACGCCGGCCGGTACTATGGAGTCCACGACAAATGTCCTTTCCCGTGGGCACGGCCCGCGTGATTAAAGACTTGATGGAGGAGGCTTTTATTTGCGGTTTACCCCGGTGGCGTTTGCCTGTATTGCCGGCAGCCTATGGTAGAAACTCCTTTGCCCCGCAAGAATTTAAATCAGGACGCTCACAAGGATTTTGTAGAATCAGCTACTCGTTTCCTTGGCTCGCCCGATTGTGGAACGCGGCGAATGACCGGTGCATTGCATCGCTAAATCGCACTTATTATTGGGATGTGAAAACGGAAGGACGATTCACATCAGTTAGCATCAATCAGCGAAAGGGTAGCGGGTAGCGAGCCTCAAGTCGCCTACAGGCTCGCCAGCGGAACCCATTGACCCAGATTTCTGCAACACCACGAGGCTTTAATATGAGGAATGCTGTGTTCTTGCCCAAAAGATTGCGGTTGATAGCTCACGGTCTCATCAACCGATTTCCTGCCGCAGCACAGCCAAAATTGCGTTCGATCGGTCGAAAACTATCAACAAAAATCGCTCGACCGACGCAAGTGACTGGAAAAAGCAGAAGTCTACAGGCCGCAGTCCAGGCGCATGTCGCTGACGAGGCACCTAGCAAAGGCCCGTTAAGCAGGCGGTTAGTTCCTATCGGTTGGCTGAGCGCCCTCAGGATCATCGCCGCAAAACGAGATTGTGCGATTATTTCTGAAGAACTGCATTCGGCGCTCGTCTCCGCTGAACCTTCTCAACGGCCATTCATGTTAGAAGCTGCGACTAACTTTCTATCACCGCGAGTACTTTCTGCCGCGGCCCACAGCTTCAAGGAAACTACAAAAGATGTCAGAACGCTCCATGCTATAGCTCAAGCGTCGCTCGATGTCGGCGATCTCAGTACCGCTAGCCGAGAGCTTGCTTTAACCGCTTCAATCGCTCGGGGGACTGCGGGATCCCACCAGTTGGTGTTATCAGCCCAACTGGCCTTATATGCCGGAGAACAGATCTCGAGCCGAGTTTTTTTGCAGACACTGCTTAATCTCAATCATCAGACCGTCAATCAACTCGCACGGTCTCTAGATGTGGCGGAAGACCTAGGGGACGCCGAGCTGGTAAAGCTGATCCAGCAGCGATTGGCCAAGTTCCAGAACGGTAAAGACGGATTGGCCGCTGGACGGAGAATCTATGAATCTGGCGGACATGGCCTAGGGATGGCTATGTTGGCAGGCCTTCTTAATGACTCCCAAGTTTCGCACCTGGCGGCATTTTGGATAGCTCATTATCTAAGGAATTCCGGGCAACTTTTTGAAGCAAAAGTGATCCTTGAGACATTACTTCGCTTAGATCATCGACCAGACAAAGTCCGACTGGAACTCGCCGAAATAGCCGTTGAACAAGGCAACCTTGAGACAGCGACTGAGTTGGCAGACAAGGCCACCTCTGACGGAAAGACTGCTGCTTTCTCTTCAGCTCGATTTGCCGCCAAATTTTCAAAGCGAGACTATGCTAAGGCGTTCTCTGAGTACACTAGTCGTGGCACATTGCAGCCTTTTCGAGACGGAGTCGCTGGCTCTAACTATACAGGTGACTATAAATCTTGGAGCAAGGCAACTAAACGACTGCTTCTGGCGTCTTCGGGGGTAGGAGATGAAATTCGCTGGGCATCCACTTACAGACGGCTGCCGCAGGACGGATCGACCTATGTCACGTGCGATCCTCGACTACACGAACTGCTTTGCGAGGCCTACCCTGCTATCCATTTCATCCCGGTACGCCGGAGGTTTAAAATTGTTAATCGTGTTCCCCGTTCGGAATACGATCAGGTACCCGTTGGATCACTCACTTACTTCTTAGACAATGTCGGATGGGAGAAACTAGAAGATTTTGATGCCGTATGCACGACTTACGATGCCATGCCCAGTTTAGCGAATGCTCTTGAGAACTCAGACAATCGGACTGGTTCAGCGCATCGAGTATCATCATCAATAGGTATGATTGCAGCGCAGTGTTTAGGCCTAGCATGGAGAAGCGATCTCGCCGGGTACGCTCGTGGTAGGCACTACACACCATTCTCAGTCATTTTGGATGTTGTTGGACGTATCAATAAGCACTGGATCATTTTGCAGGCCGACGTGTCGATGGAGGAAGCTAAATCGCTGCGAAACGCAGCACCAGGCAGAGTCCATTTTGTGGATACGGTTGACCTCAAAAATGACTTCAATGCCAAAGCCGCACTGATCTCTCAGCTCGATATTGTCATATCTCCTGCTACCTTTTTGGCGGAACTGTCGGGCTTCATCGGAGCCCCTACGATTTTGACCTCCAGAAGTTCGGCTGTGGCAATGAGGCAGTTGGACAGCGGAAGGGACATATGGTTCCCGTCAATCGTACACGCGAATTCGCCCTTCGAAGGGGACTTCTCAGGTACCGGGCTAGCCGAACTCATTATTTCGCGTATCGAACAACTCCTTGTTCAGGGGGAAAGTAAGGATCATGGTCGATCAAACTCAACAGCACCTCGCTGACTGGCTCTCGGAAAATTCCGAAGAGCGGACCACCTGGGTAGCCGCTAAGAAACTATGGGAAAATAACTATTTCTCAAGAAGTGGCGCGTTGCTCGTGGGCGAGCGTTGGTCGGAAAGGGCTTCGCTTCCCTATCGCCGCCGCTTCGCGCATACTTTGCTGAGATCTGGATACTATCCACAAGCAGTCGAATTAGAGAATTCCGTCCTAAAGGATATCGATCCCAGCCATGAAAATGCCGATAAGGAAAGAAGGCGCGCCAAAAATCATATGGGCATTGCACAGCTCTATATAGATGGTAGCGATTACTTAAAGCGTGTTCCGCCTCCGAAGATCGATGAACAAAAAGGTTTTTGCATCGCATTCAACGTTGCGCATGATATTTTGTCAGGAGTTTCACTTCCGATAGGATTGGCTCTCCGTCAACGCGGTTATCACTTCGGCGCCGCGGCCTTTGCAACCTGGGAGGCACCTGCAGGTGTTCCAGAGTTTGACGCCGTATGCAGCATGTTGGCTAACGACGGATCCGGCCTAGTGAACGATCCATTTACTGGGTTCTATCATGTGTGGCACGTTGACTGGTCCGCCGGTACTGTCGAATGTGAAGGTATCAATTATTTCCCATATTTCCATGAGCGGGTGTCTCAGAAGGCGCGACGTTACAGCGCCAACATTCTTGACGATCCAGAATCGTCTAAGCTTTTCCAAATGCTGTTGCTGAGAGCGGATCGAGCATTAAAATTTTGCAAAATGCTAATACCCTTGGCCTCGAAAGGGCTGCCGATCCGAATTCTTTGTATGGATAGCCACTTCGCTCCTTGGGGGATCCCAAGAGAGTGGTGCAACGTTGTTGGCCGAGATTTTGATATTCACGTGGTGGCCCTAAGTGCCGGCTACGAGAACTATTACAGCAATCTGTCGACCCGTGAGGCTGCGACGCTTGCAGTGGAAGACCTCACTGCGCATCCAGACGTCAGAACCCCTCTACTAGGCGGCGCGGAGCGCTTCAAACAATTCACATCTAACTTCCCAGACGTATTAGATTTTGCTGATGAGGAGGTATTTTCGTGGATTACACAGAACAGAAGCAAAACAGTCCCGTCCGATTTTTCCGAGATCAAAGATCGTATTCTGTCGGTCAGATCCCGGGGGGGGAAGGTCTTCGTTGCCTTTGGAAAGGTTTCTATCGACTTCGCCGCTCCCGGGGACGGCGGCCTAGCGCATGGTGATTTCGTAGAATGGATTAATCACCTAATCGATGGGATCTCGAAGACTGACAATTTGCTGCTGATTAAACCTCATCCGCACGAACTCCGCGAAGAGATTGTCATGGGCGGCGTGCAGTTACTGAGAGATCTTGTGCCCGCCGACTTACCCGGTAACGCCGTCTTTTTACCCCACGATGGATTGAACACGCATGAACTGGCCGAAATCGTAGATGCGGCTTTTCTCTGGAACGGGACCGCCTCTGTCGAATTTCCAGTGTTAGGCGTTCCCGTGTTCCAAGCGAGCGTATGGGGTCCGCGAGACTATCCTGTTGGGCTTGATATCCTGGAAACCAGAGAGGCTTACGAGCGCGTTCTCAGCGGCCAGAGTAGTGTGGGAGTTTCGGAGGAGACGCGGCGTAAAGCGGCGGCATTTCTCAGGTTTATGAAATCGGAGTATGTTTCTATGCCCTATAGATACGTGCGCAGAGCTGCCATAAACGATTACATTGGTCCGCCTCGATTTTACGAGGAAGATTTGGATGATCTTCTTACAGAAGGCGATCCAATCATGGATGAGATCATCTCAAGAATTTTTCCTTGAAGCAAATCATTAATACTCTCTACTTGATGAACCTACTTTTAATTGTTTCTGGATGTCACTTTAGCAATACGTGGATCTTCCGCCCTCGGTTAAGGAGTTGCACCATAGGGAAGTTAGCTGTATCCGACACCCGTGCGGGTCAGCCACTTGGCGTGTATCGAGCATAGTAATCGACGCATGCACTTTTGAGCGAATACAAATGGCTGCCTTATGTATTTGCTGCAGTCGAATTGCAAAGTTTATCGGAGCATAACTGTTGTTAAAATCAGTCTATTCGGTTCACAGGCTATTTAAACTCGCTAGTGCGATAGATTTGGTTTGCAATGTACGAATCAAAATATCGCGCTAGTCTGGAAAGGCTTCTGGCCGGTTCGGACCCATCAAATCCGAGAAGCTTCTTCCAAGCGGTGGACCGGCTCCGAAACGCTCACGACCAACTTCTCGTCAAAAACCCACATTTGCTCAATTCCGAAAGAGAAGCAGCCATGAGGGCGGGGATGGAGCAGGCTATCGCGGCGGTCCAGGATGAAGCAAGGGACGTCTCATCTACGCGGCAAGCGGGGCTCCATCAAACCCAAGGCTCGACTGCCGCGGTGTTTGGCGGGGCAGTCTTATCGACAACTGCTGGCGTCCTTCTCTACCTCGTTCTCGTGGCAGCCGGATGGATAAGTATCGCCATTGGTCCGTCTGCCGAACAGAGCGCTTTTCTTCATGAGCGTCTTACTCAGGGACGTATCCATCTATCCAACGCGGTGACTGCTCTTGACGAAATAGAGAAGGAGGTTCTCCGTCGGCAGCGGGAGGATCCTGCGGGCTTGGAAGCTATCGCTGGGGAGCGCCATTTAGCACTACGCATATTCGATGCAGACCTTGCGGCCCGGGTTCTGGCCGGTTTTCCGCGTGGAACAGCGGTCACCATTCGCGCAGACAGAATGGGTTATAAAATTCTTTTCAACTGGACGCTGTGCTGGGTCGCGTATCTTGATCGGCCGGACCTGATTGATCGCGGCCGCTCTCGTGATGAGTTTGTCTGCGCCGCATTTGGCAAATGGAATCAGGAAGGTGCTTCTTTCTGATGTCCAGCACTCTGTCCATTCTGGACTTCTTTGTCAGATCGCGCTCAGGCTTTCCGATAGCCAGCGCCGCAATACCCCTTTATTTAGCTACGCTGAGTTCCTCCGGTAAGCGTGGATCTCGAGCGCAATGAAGCGTTAGCAAACCAGCAGCAAACAACGGATTTACATGGACCCGCTATTCAAAACCGACTTATGGGCAGCGGCAAACGCTGCTGCTGGCAAGCGAGTTGAGGTAAGACTTCGTGACAGTTCGCCATCTCCGGCAAATTTTATTGCACGTCTGAATGTTGCGTGCGAATTCCTTGGCTTGGAGCGTATCAACATCTTTTACAAGGCTGAGGCTGAGATTTTTGCGGTTGGCAGCGGCAGCATAAAAACACTCGCCTGGGATAAGGAGCCCGCGACGATCGCCTTCAGTGAGTTTTCTGAGGACGACATTACGGCGCTCGTCGATGGACGCGATATTTTCGAACGCGCCAACGAGATGCTCGACACGGTAGATGAAGGTGACGACGCGATGGGCGAGCACATGTTTTTCGAGGATGATGAAAACGACTCTTACGGCTTAACGCCCAAAGCGAATGACCGTGACCGGCAGGCTTAAAGTCGGCCGGTTTAGCCTACTAGCCATAGCAACACCGCTTTGGCTGCTCGCTCTCGGGCCCGGCTATTCGCCTAGTCTCGCTGTGCTCGCAATAATCATCGCGATACTATCAATATTCAATTGGGCGTTCGGCGCCCCGCTAGAGCCGCATAATTGAAGTTGATAGGGATAGGCTAGATACCCTTCCATTGGATCTTCGGTAGGCCGCCAATCAATTGCTCCACACTCGGCTGCTCGCGCTCGCCGGCCATGACCTTGTCGAGCTCAGCATATGCATGGAGCCAGACCGCATCGCGCCAGGCGACGAAGGCCTGTGCCTCGGCCGCCCATTGCGAGTTGGTGCTGGCGACATAGGACGCGAGCGCGTTGCCACCATCGTAATTGTGGCTCTTGCCCGTTACGTCGACATGCGCCTGGATGGCGGCGCGAAAAACCTCGACGGTAGCGGCTTGCGCTTCCGCTGCCTTCTGCGCCGCGGTGACGATGATCTCGGGGTCAGGCGTCCACATCGGCAGGCTCCTCCTCGGGTTCATCGTGCGGGACCGAAATCGGCCCGTCGTCGCTCACTGCGAGCGGCTCGGGGAAAGCGACGGCCTGCGAAGGGTTCGGCCCATGCGGCAGTACAATCGTCAGGCGCACCTCGCCGTCGATCCGCTCGACCGGGCCGACGATCCATTCGCAGGGGATTGTACCGGCCGGGATCGTGTCGCCATCCGCCAGCGGGTTGAAGTTGAACAGGTCGCCATTGATGCGCAGCCGGTCGCCCGAGGTCTTTTCGAGCGTGAGGGTGTCGTTACGACGCTGAGGAGCAAATGTGATGATCATCAAAACCACCTCCCTATGGCGCCGAGACTTGCCGCGTAGCTTCCGCCGCTCAAGTCTCCGAGCCAGGTTTGAACTGTGTTCTCCAGTCGGTATGCCCACGCCTGGCCGTCGCGCGAAAGCAAGGTTCCCTGAAACGCTCTAAGCCTTGGCGAATAACCACTGCCGCCAAGCGGCGACAGACTTCCGGACGAGGTTTCGCCGGATATGAAATTGGCAATAGGGGCTGATGCGAACGTTGCCGGGTACGGCCACGAAACGATACTGCCATTTGATGCATCGACGGTGATGGATCGCATGCAAATCTGGGTTCCATCAGCAAAGCGGACATACTCGCCGTTTGCGTTCGATCCGCGTTCGATGACCGCGCCTGTGGGGACACCACCCGACTGGGAGAGACTTCCAAGGACGTTCCCGCGCCGATAAGCCTTATCGGCCGGTAGATCGCTACGGATTTGTGCGTTCGGGATTTCTCCCAAGGTCGCATAGAATGCCGCCGCGTTTGCATCATCCAGCAGCGTACGCGCGAATGCAGTCAGGTCCGTGAGAGCCAAAGTGCCCGCGCCGCTGAAGAACGGTAGCTTGTTGGCGGCGCCGGTAAGGTCCGACAGAGCCTTCACGTTACCGGACGAGAGCGCCGACAGCGCGGCTCGCCCGAGGCCCTCGAGGGTGACATCGTCGGGCGTGTACCAAGCCTTGTAAGCCGCCGCCGTCTGCCCCGTCCCCCGCCAGAGCTTGTCCAACGTGATAGAGGTGGCGGAGTTGACGCTTGCGATCGTCGCGCGCCGGCCGTCATCGCTCTCGATCGTGTCGCCCGGCCGCAAGAGAGACAGGTTGAAGCTTGTCCCTTGCCCGACGACGGCGGCCGAGTTCGTCGCCAGCGTGATGGTGCCTGTGTTCCAGAACGCCGGCATCAGGACGGCTCCTTCGCGCCAAGCGCCGCCTCGAGCTCCGTTACCCGCTGTGCGGACGCGGCGAGCTGGCCGGCCAGGTCATGCGCCTGTTGGGCAAGGATCAGGTTGCGGTGGTGATAGTGCGTGTCGATCGCCTGCATCAAAAGCTTGGTTTCGCGCAGCGCGATGGCCGGGTCGATGCGCACGGCTTCGCCCGCCGAGGGGTTCGGGTCGGTCATGTCGGATTGTCCTGTTGGTGGGATCAGGCCGGTTCGAAGAGAACGAAGCCGTGGTTGCGGTAGCAGGCGACGACGCGGCCATTCGCATCGATCAGCTTGAGGAAGTTGGGCCCGCCCTCGACGGTCTCGGCTTCATGCAGCCGCTCGGTGCCGTCCGGCAGGACGATGCGATAGAGCGTCATGGCGCATCCTCCACCGGCAGGCAGGAAGCGATGTCGCTGTCCTGGTAGGAGACGACGAGCCCGCCATTCTCGTCGCGCAGCGTCAGCGTCTGGCCGTCATCGTCCATCGACGCTGCCTCATAGTCGAAGAACAGGCCGTGCCTGAAAGTGACCCGGAATTTCATCGCAACCTCACAACTGCCCGGATGCGCGGCGACGGGCTCGTATTGCCGCTGATCGTGTAGGTGTCGCCACTGGCCGGCTCCGGATCGACGAACATGGCGGCGATCACCGGACCGCTCGTCTGGCCGATCAGGACGTTGCCCCGTGTGCGCCGTACCTGGACGTTCGAGCCGGCGGCCCGGATGAAGATTTCGACCGGGTTCGGCGTGGCGGCATTGACGACGACGCTTGTGCCCGCGCCGCCGAAGAAGGCGGTCAGCGCACCATCCTTGATCTTGATGGTGTCGACGCTGAGCTCTTCAATCTTCGCCATGGCTATTTCTTCACCGCGAGGCAATAGAGATGCGACGAGTTCATCGTCACGCCACCCTGTCCGCCCGGCGTGCCGGGGCTATAGCTCGGCAGTTCCTCAACGCGGTACGTCTCCGATGCCGTCGCCTGATCGTCGAGGATCGATGCGTTGACCAACGCGGCGCCCCCACCCGATCCGTTGAAGCCGTAGCTCTCTTCGAACAGGATGGCGTTGTCGCGGTTGCGGCGAATGCGATAGGTCGCGGAGCCGTTCGATCCGCTGGCAACGCCCTGATACTGGATCGTGGAGGTGCCATGGATCTCGATCGGCAGTGCGGCCGGGTTCGAGACCCCGATCGGATTGCCGACCGACACTGTGGTGATTGCAGCCGGCACGATGTTAAGCGTGTCGACCGCCAGATTGCCGATCTTCGCCATCACCGCTTCCTGTAGAGCGCTTTGATCACGACGTCCGACCACGGAATGATCGTGATGCCGAGGCCAGGGGTCGCGGCAAAGGTCTCGGTCTGCACGGTGTAGGTCTGCGAGGTGTGCAGGGCGAGGTCGACAGCCGAGAGGGGGATGTGAAGGGCCTCGGTGCCGCTGCCCGCTCTGGTGAATGTGTAGATCGCCAGGATGCGATTGCCCGTCGAAGCCCGTATGCGGATCTCGAACTGCACCGATCCGGACGAGCCGGTGTTGCGGTAGTTCGCCGTTCCAGACGCAAAGAGCTTGACCGGTGCAGCCATCGGGTTCGGCACGCCGATCGACGAGGTTCCGGTCACTACTGCCAGCGCCGCATTGTTGGCGATGTTGATCGTGTCGACTTCGAGATTGGCGATCTTCGCGGCAAAGCTTGGCCGAAAGGGCTTTGCCATCAGGATCGGCCAGCGATCGAGGACGTAGCTCGACAGTGCGCCTCGCGACAGGCAACTGTGCAGGCAAAAGCCAGCAACGACGCCATGCTCAGCCCGCTGCTGCGCCATCATGCGCCTACCGCTGCCGACGATGTCGAGCGGGTCGAAGGTGATATGGCAGCTTAGTGAGCGCACCATCGATCCGGGTCCAAGCTGATGAACCCGCCCGCGCTCCTCCAGGGCAACGCCGACAGTCTCGCCGTCTTCTATGCCGGCGAGGATCACCGAATAGGCCATCTCGATCGGCACCGCACCGGCCAAGAGAACGGCCGCTGCAGCGCACAGCCCAGCAAGGCTCGCGATATCAGCCTCCTCGATCCGGCGCAGGATCTCCGGTATGGCGCCGGTCGGACCCGAGAAGGCGAGGATTGCGTCGTAGCGCGGCAGATGGAATGTCTTCGCGCCGACGCGCACGATGTTGCCAGCCGGGTCATAATGCCCGCCATCGCTGAAGACATGCACCTCGTCGGCGGTCAGCAGGACGTTGACCGCGGTCACTGGACGATCAGCCCGTGGCGCTTGGTCGAGGTGATCGCGGCATTGGCGATCTGGGCGTTGGTCACCTGCACATTGTCGATCTGCGCCCAGTTTGCGCGGATGCCGCCGCCGATACGGAAAACTCCACCCGAGAACGTGGCAAGCTGGGTCAGCTCGTCTCCCTGGCGAAGGTATGTCCGGTTTGAAATCAGGCCGATTTCGGAGATACCGCCCGCCTTCGCGCTCATGATGATAGCTGCCTGAGACGGCGTCGCCGCTCCTTCCGACGCAGCCACCGAAAGTGCGACGGTCGATAGGGCACCGGCATCCGTGGCGATCTGCTGGAAACGAAGAATGCCTCCGGCATAGAAGTTGCCGACCTTGGCGTCGATCGCGATCTGGGCATCGCCGATGGCGGTGATCGTCTCGCCCTGCATCGTGATCGCCGTAGACAGGAGGTTGACGGCCGACAGGCTCGCTTTCTCACCAAGCTGAGCAGAGACTTCCTCGAAGCGCTGTGCGATGACCTGGTCCTGCGCAACGACGAGCGTCACGACGTTTTCGTACCGCGCCTCCATCCCTTGCGCGGCGGCCGTGATGACCGTGCGCAGTTCCTGCTTGTCGAGGACGTTCGCACCATCCTGCTCGAGGCCGTACATGGCGAGGCGTCGGGCTGCCTCGCGCGCCTGGCGGGCCAACTCGCCAGTAAACGCGACCGCGTGCTGGTAGCTTTCCTCGATCTCTGCGCGAAGGTCATCGGAAAAGATCACATCCAGCTCCGACAGCCGGACGTCAGGCGTGACCACCTCCAGCGGCGCGGACCAGACGGCAGTGCGTCCGCTGGTGGGGATCAGGATGCCTTGAACGACATGCGGCGTGTTCGGCGGGAAGTTTCCGTTGAGGATCACTGACCGAGGGTTCTGGTTCTCTAGCGGATCGCCATAGGGCAGATAGCCATCGAAGTTCGGCTTTGTCGCCCCTGCCACGCGCGTGACGATCCGCACCTCGCGCACGTCTTCCAGATCGCCGTCGAAGAACACTTCGATTGATGGCCTGCGCGCTCGGCCCTGCTCGTCATAGATGATCGCCGGCGCCACCTGCCACCCGGTGAGAAGCTGTGCCGGCGGGCGGTTCGGCGTGAGCGATGCGACAGACCACGACAGCTCGAACGATGTCGACCAGTCATAGTCCGACGGGTCCGCTTCCTGCAGCGCGACGTTCTGGTTGACGTTGTCGAGGTCGTCCATCGCGTTGATGGGGAAGTGCTTGACCTCATACCCGTTGCGCGCGCTCGACCATGCCACGACGTCGAGGGGCTCCAGTAGGAACGCCTCTGGCGGCAAGGTCAGCTGATGCCGGCGAAAGCGCCTGTTGTCCTCGGCGGTGGCCCGCATGAGGCGCTGAACCTGGCCGGCGAAGGGGACGGCGTTGTAGGTGACCGAGGCAAGGCGCTCCTCACCGTCGGCCGACACATGGGCTATGTTCACGTAGCGCGGCGCGTCTTTCATCTCCCAACCCGCGGCGGGCTCGGGATAGGTCGACGTTACGCCATTGAAGACGCTCTGATAGCCGGGGAACGGGTCGAAGTTCTGTGTGCTGTTGAGCACCTCGATATCGTCATCGGTGAAGAAGTACACCGGCACGCCCGGCGCACCGACATGGATCTTGAAGGTTCCGCCGAGTTCAGCGATGCGGCCGTTGCAGCTCGTCAGCAATTCCTCGATGACGTCGGCCGGCTCCATCTCCTCGACCTTGATCTCGTAGCCGCACCGGAACTGAGGCTCCGTGCCGCCACCAGCGCGCGCGATAGGCCGATCGCACTCGTTCATGGCCGCGAACCAATTCGCTAATGGCAGCGCCAGCGCAGGCACTTCCGGGCCGTATATCCACTCCCCCTGATAATAGATGCCGCGCAGGATATTGTAGATGATCACCGCGGGGTTGTTTGAGAACTCATAGGTCGACGCGGGCGTGCCTGCGGTGGCGGGGTTCCAGCGATGCGCGCCTGAACCGCCGACGGTCGAGTCCTTGCGCGGATCGTAAAGCGCCAGGCCGTCGACCTGCCAACGTCCGGCCGGAAACCCCTTGAACAGCTCGCGCTTGACCTCGGCCGACAGGATCACTTGCGCCAGACCGCGCCCGACCATGTCGTTCATCCATGGACGCGCGCCGGTGCCAAGGCGCGACAGCAGTGCCGGATCGGCCGTCGTCTGGTGACCGAGCAGGTACTTGGCAAACAGGAAGTAGTAGCCGCCGCTATAGTACTCGGTGAACGGAAAGCTGCCGGCGCCAAGCCACGCGTGCGTCGCCGGATTGATTGTCGCCGCCGGATTGCGGTTACACTCCTCGCCATTGATCCAGGCCCGATTGCCGATTGCGGTCACGGGCAGATCGGACAGCGTGAAGACCTGGATCAGACCCGCGTTCGGCGTCTTTCCCACGCGTCCATAGGTGCCGGGATATTCGAGCTGGCCGGCCGTGGCATAGGTGCCGACGATAAACGAGAATGAGTTGTTGCCGCCGACCTGGATCTGGCCGGTGATGCCCGGGTCGACCTGCTTCTTCTGCCTCGCGCGATCGAGCAGCGATGTGCCGAGCTGCAGGGCCACGCCCAGCACCAGCTTGCCCAAAGTTGATGTCGCGAGCCAGCCGATCGCCGCGGCCACCACGCCGGCATTGGCAACGCCGGCCAATGCGAAGGTGAACCACGCGACCAGAGCCGCAAGGTTAAGAAGCTTCATCGGAGTTCCGTGGTTCAGATGCGAAAGGCGCGGGTGGCGCTCAGTAGGTCAACAGTGCCCATGCCTGACTGCCCCGGCCGCAGAACGAAGATGCGTTCGCCCTGGACAACCCCCAGAGCGATCAGCGCGGCGTCATCGACGGGAACCGCTGCGAGGTCACCGACACGCGCAAGGCTCGGATGGATTTCATCGAACAGCGATGCGGCGAGGTCAGCGTGCGTGGCAAAGCCCTTGCGCTTCAAGAGGCCAAGGCCACCCCGCAGGCTCTTGTATCGGCCGCGATAGGGCTTGGCGAAGTCCTCGCCGGTCATGGCTTGAACGGCACCTGCCGCGAACATCGCACAATCATGTGTGCCCCAGGCGAAGGGACGCGCCCCGACGCTGACGATGTAGGCCGCCAGATCGGCATGCCAGGTCTCGGACCGCGTCATCGCTTGCCCTCTTCGCCCCAGCTGATGTTGGCAAGCCAGCCCCCGGCGACGTCTGTGTAACGGCGGACACGATCGCCCTGGCGCCGGCGCTGTTGTTCGTCCGACTTCTTCAGCGGATTGGTGAAGGTGAGCTTGCGCGCAAAGCTGACGCACGACACCTGCACCCCGCCCTCGCCATTGGCCGCCGGCGTCTCGATCGGGTTGCCATTGATCCAGCCGACAAAGCGTGGCACCGGCGGCGCGATCATCAAGCTCGTGGCCGGGTCGAGGAGCCCGCGATGGACTTCGATCGGCGCGCGACGCGTCTCATAGCCCCGCACGAGCTGCTGGACCGCCTGGCTGATCTGCGACAGCCCCACCCGGATAGTCCGGATGTTCAGGTCTGTTGTTTGCGGGATCGAATCGACGCGCAGATTGCCGCCAATGCCCTGATAGGTGCGCGTGACTGGCAGCCGTGTTCTGCCATCGATCACCGTCAGCGTCACCGTGTCGTCGAGGTTGGAAAGGCCAAGCGTCTCGATACCGCCGGTCTGGCGGTTCCAGGCCTCGACCCAAACCAGGTTTATGGGCGCCACGCCTTTGCGAGCGCGCAGGTGCGCCTCTGTTGCTGCATCGACTTGCTTCATGGCCGCTGCATCACCTGAAACGACATGCCCGCCGTGATGAGGCCTTCCGCCGTGCCGGGATCGAACGTGTCGGGCATGATGAACACCTTGGCGGCAGGCTTGCGAAGCGCGACAGCGAGACCGGTCACGACGCCAGGCCTCAGATGGGGCCGCACTTCGAACAGCGGCGTCAGTCCGCCCGACGAGGCTTGCACGGTCTCGACAACGCGGTGGAAGGCACGGCGGACGGGATTGGCGCCATACTCGAAGGCGAGGAAATCACCAACCGTCAGGCGGTAGCCGTTCGGCAGGCCGGTCACGCGCAGCGACTTGTTGTTCGCGCCGATCGTGTGGAGCGTTGGCATCGATACCCCCAGGTTCGACCCATCTGGGTCATGCTGCGGATACGGAAGCTGGGGCGCATAGAGGTAGAAGCTGCGCATAGGACCATCGAGGCTTTCGACCAATGCCTGAACCTGCGCCGCGTCGGCATGGTACATCGGGCCAAGGCTCACATCACCCGTCCACTTCGGCATCGACATCTGCGCGGCCAGCACGTCTCCCGACGCCAGCCCCGAGAGTTCGTCGAACCGCTGCAGGTGCCATTTGACCGAGCGAATGCGCAGCCGATCGACGAACGTCTCGGCTGGCAGAATATCTGGCAGAGCCATCAGCCAACCATCCTCGGATCGTTCGCGATCTCGTTGACCCTGCCGGCGAGGTTGCGGTCATACTCGCCGATACCCTGCCGCACGCCGCTTTCGACCATCTGCATGATCTCCTGGTTGCCGCGCGCGCCGGAAACGTTGACGTTGATCTGGACCGGCTGATTTCCGTTTGCAGCCACTGGCTGGTTGTTGTTTGCGCTGACCGGTCGACCGGAATTGATGGCCTCGAGCAGTTGCCGGTGCTGAGCGGCCGGGCCCGCGCGGACGACGAACTCCTGACCGTGGACAAAGCCTGCAGCTGCACTGGTTGCGCCGCTACCCGTCCAGCCGCCCGACGAGAACCCGAACATCTTGCCGAGCCCGCTGAACAAACTGCCGAACATCCCGCCGCCGCCGGAGGACGCTGCACCGCTTGCACCACCGAACGCGTTGGCCCAAAGGCTGTTGATCGCCATTTCGATGAGCTTGTCAGCGATCTTGTTCAGCGCGCCGAGCGCCGCGTCGGCAAAGGAACGAAGCACGCCCTTGCCCTGCTCCAGCCCCGACTTGAAATCGTTGAGGAAGCCCGACGTGACCTCCTTGGCGAAGTCAAAGGCATCGCGCAGCGCAGTGGTGTTCGCTTCTGCATCGGCCATGGCGGAGGCCAAGCCTTCAAGTTCCGCCTTCTGAGCCGAAGTGAGCTTGATCCCCGCATCCTGCGCCTGGTTGAGCAGATCCTGCGTGTAGCGAAGCCGGTTGGCCTCGCGCTCGGTCATGCCGATGGCCTGCGCTTCGAGCTTCTGCGCTTCGATGTACTGCTGTGCGAAGCGCGTGATGCGCTCGTAGGACTTCGCCGCCCGTTCCGCTGCGCGCTGCGCCGCCTTGTCAACTTCGCCGGTTGGCTTGATGCCCGACCCGCTACCGCCCGGTAGCTCGACAGCGGCCCCTTCACGTGGACGCGTGCCATGGTTCCATGCCAGTTGCGCCAGATTGCCGGATGCGTCGGCAAGAGCGGTGGCAAGCTCCGCCTCGTTGCGCAGCTTGTCCACCATGCCGGACACCTGCTCAACACCGATGCCGAATGCCCGAAGGATGCCGCCGAACGAGCTTTCGAAGCCCTCGACCATATCGGCCAAGAAGGTGGCCCAGACAGACTGAATCCCGGCCACGACCGATTCAAAGCCATAGCCGAATGCCGCCGCGATGGCCTTCGACCGCTCGAACACGTCCTCGAACGCCTGACCCCAGCTATCGACGTGCTGGCGCGCTTCGATCAATTGATAGACGAGCTCGCCGAGAAGAACGACGACGGCGCCGATGCCAGTGCGGATCAGGGCGGCCCTCAAGAATGCGAGGGAGCCGGCCAGCGTCATGGTGGCGACATTGGCTGCCACGAATGCCGCGACGTAGTATGTGCCGTACATCGTGACCGCGGTTGCGGCGGTGGTGACGATACGCCCGATGTTGTCCGCGATGATGATCAGACCGGCGGCGAAAGTTTCAGACGCGCCAGCGGCTTGGTCCATCGTGCCTATGTACTGCATTAAAGAGTTGCGGATCAGCATCACGCCATCGCCCATCGTGGCTGGCATCAGTTCGGCCTCAGCGCGAAGGCCTTCCATCCGCTTCGTCAGGGCATTGTAGATAACGTCGCCAGTGATCTTGCCGTCGGCGCCGAACTGGCGGAGCTGATTGACGCCGATTCCAAGCTCTTCGGCCAAGACTTCGGCAACGCGGCCGCCCGTCTCGATGACGGTATTGAGCTCATCACCGCTCAGCTTACCCCCCGCCATGGCCTTGCCGAGAGCGTCCTGAACGCGCGCTGCGCGATCAGCGCGGGCGCCAGAAACGACCAGTGCGAGGTTCAGCGCCTCGGTGTAGTCCAACTGATCGGCGGTGGTCCTCCCGAGTTCGCGCAGAACCGTGGCGTTTCGAATGAAGCTTTCGGCCGTCAGGTCCAGAGCCGAGTATGTGCGCCGGGCAACGGTCGCCAGGCGATCCAGCACGACGCCGCTCGCATCCATATTGCCTACGGCCAGCCCGACACGGGCGTTGATGTCGGACCACGTATCGGCGAACTGGATCAGGGCGTTCGTGGCCAGCGCGCCAAGAACGGCACCGATCGCGCGGGCAGCCATTGCGGCGGACTTCTCCCACCCACCATAGGCTTGCGCCGCACGGCTTGCCGATGCTGCCGCATTGTCATTGGCGGCTGCAGCCATGCGCCCGGCCTTGGTCGCCTCTGTTCCGACGTTCTTGGCGGCGCGTTCTGCTGCGCCTGATGCCTGCGCGAAGCGCTGGAGAGAGGCATTGGCCTGGTCGACCTGCTCGGAGCGGACCGCAATGCCCAGGGTAGCAATGTCCATTGGTTACCTCGTAGGCACGGCCAGATTGCTCGCAGAGACGCTGACGGCGGTTACCTGCCTGATTGCGATTGCCATCGTCGCGGCCGGCGGCGTGATCGGTTAGCGGCTAATCAACGGCTCGCCATTCGGCACGTTCTTCGGTGGCGCCGTTGCTATTCTGGTCGCGGCACTCGCGTGCGGGATGATTGCCTATGTCGCGCTGATCGAACGTCATCTGGCGAAGCTGGCAGGTGCGCATCACCGAACTAGCCAAACAGCGCATCGAACAGTTCACCGCTGAGAGGCCGGCTCTCGACCTTCTTGCGCTCGCTCTCCGGCTTACTGGCATATTCGAGATAGGCGCCATCCATGGCCCTGATGCAGGCCCGGAAAGTCGCCGTCTCGACATCGTCCAGACCAGACTGTGCCGCCCACGAGTTGATGGCGGACGCCGGGATGGCCCCGACGCCCATGCCTATCTGGCGATCGGTGCAGAGCTCCCAAAAGGCATGAAGCCAGTCCAGGGTGCCGGGCAGCAGATCGCCTTCAAGGATCAGGTCGTCGCCGGCGAGGCTGCGCGCGACGACCGCTTTGAGCCGTTTCCCATGTCATCCGTCTCCCCGGCGCGGCCTTTGTCGACGATTTGGGCGGCCCAGACGACCGCATCGGCGAAGGCGACGTAATCGGGGTTGGTCAGCCATTCCTTCGCGAGGTTGGCGTCGAATGGCAGCGGCTGTTTGCCGTTCGTGAAGCCGTCCCAATCGAAGAGGACCGCCTCGTGCAGCACTTCGCCGAAGATGCGCATGGCAGCTTCGGGCTTGAGCGATCCGTCACGCTCCCGATCTTCCCGCGTGACCTTGCGCTCCTTGCGCGAGCGCAGCGCAACGACGGTTGGGCTGGAGAGGCCGCGGACACGCAAACGAACGTCCCCCATGCCAGGGATGTCGCTCACCCAATCGCCGGCTTCGACCTTGGAACTGTCACGCTTGAGAGATGCGATATCCATTATTCTGCAACTCCGATCGGGCCACCGGTTGCTGATGCCGCAACCTTGACCGTGTTGCGGAACTTGACCAACTCGCACGTCATCGCCTGCATGGTGTTCGCCTCCCCGCCTTGCTCATTGGGCTGCTTGACGTAGGCCGCGAAGAGCCGAAGGCTCCCGTGGGGCGATGCACCCACAGGAGCGTCGGGCAGCTCAACAATGAACGAGCGCAGTCGCCTGTCGCCAGCGGCCGCGTAAAGCGCTATCTGACCGGGATCAGCATCCAACACCCCGAACGTGTTCTGCATCACGCCGGGGTTCTTGGTGCCCATCTGGACGTCGTCGTAGTCCTCGTTGATGTACGCCTGCGTGATCGTGGCCTGGTCGCCGCCGAGTGCGCCCATCGTTTGCCACTTTCCGATACGGATGAAACCACTGTCGCCGATCTCGGGGAAATCGTCGATGGTAAGGAGCCGACCTGTCGTGGGCGGCACAAAGACACCGCCGATGAACAGGTTTGCGCCCGCGACGGGGAATGACTGGGCCATGTCGGCCTCCTGTGCTGATGATGCCCTTGCCGAAGGAGCCTGAACGGCGTAAATTTGCGCCACGGTGCGCTGCTGCCTCTGAGGCGTAAAGGACGGCAAACAAATCTCAGGTGGAAACCTTCAGAGACAATTTCCTGATGGAAACCGAATAGCGGGTTCGAACCCCGCCGGCGCGCTGCTCTCTAAGTCAACGCTTCGTAGCTCACGCTGACCGGCACGATCCACGCGGCGTCTTCCTTGAGCGCCGGCGCGATGTCTGGAGCCTTGGTCACCCGCACGGACACGCCGCCAGGGGTCATGCGCAGATCCATCGGGAAATGCTCCGCCACCTGCCCTGCCATGCGTGTGGCGGCGCTGGCGCCCACGTTGAGCGGCACCACGACGCTGATCTGCAAGATGCCTGGCCGGCGATGGGCGGCGGAGTTGATGAAGAGCCGTTGCGTCTGGTTCGGCAGGTGCGACACGCGCAGATAGCGGCCGCTCAGCGGTGCGGTAAAGGACACGTTCGGCCACGAGATCGCCAGGCCGGTTAGCGCAGCCAGCCCATTGGCGCGCGTGAAGAGCGCCGTCTCGATGCTTTCCTCGATCGATGGCATGGGTTACCTTCTGCACGTGAACCAGACACCCCCGCCCTTGAATGACGACGAGATTGTTGACCGCCTCCACCAGATGGCGTTCGAACTCGAGCATCTGAAAGGCGAGACGTTGCGTGGTGATACCGCTCTCAGAGCAAGCCGCGGCGCACTGGTGATGATGATGGCCGGGCTTATCCGCGCGAGCGAACCGCAGCCTTAGCCTCTGCCGTGGCGCGGTCGACATGCGCCTGCCAGTTCTGGACCGACAGCCGGACCATGCCCCGCCCTTCCCGGCCGCGCGCTCCATACTCAATCGCTGCCGCGTATTCCGCCACGAATGAGGCATAGATGGTGTCGCCGAGATCGGCTCCGACGATCGCCAGCGCATATGGTGCGGCGGCGTATCCATCGCCCTGCGTGCCACGCATCGGCAGCGGTCCATCCAGTGAGACGGTGAGCGAGTTCTTCAGGTAGCCCGTGTTAACTGGCGTCCGGTCCCGCACGTCCTCGATGACGTACTGCGCTGCGGTCCTGAACACCGCGAGGACGCGCGCAAGGGTCGTCATGACCCACTCGTCGATTGTTGCCGTGAACGATTGCTGTGCCATCGGATCAGGTCAGGTTCGCGAAGAAGTCGATGCGATAGTCGACGCTACAGCGGCAGTTCACGACCTCTGACGCCGGCCCGTTCGGATCGCAGGGATAAAGCAGCCCATTCGAGAACAATTCATCGTAGCCGACGCTTTCGTCGCCGATCGCCCGATGCGTATCGCGGGTGCGGTTGTCGCGGGTCGCGCGCCATACCTTGCGCACGTCCTGACGCCGCACGTTGCCCGACGCGATGGCCTGCTCAAAGCTTTCCCTGTGCGAGGCGTTCAGGGCGCCGATGGCTTCCGTTCGTGCGATCGTCTCACCGCGCAGGAGCAAATAGCTGTCCGACAACCGCGCGATCATGCGATCGACGACGTCGCGCATCAGCGGCTTGCCGTCTCGAATAGCCGCAAGAACCGTCCGGTCGTATCGCTTGTCGCGCCGGCCAAGCCCGAGATAGTGCCGCAGCCGCGACGGATCGCCCGAGAGCAGGTCTTGCCGCGCCGTGGCGACGAAACCCTCCTGACTGGACGAAAGGCCAATGATCGCGCCCTCGCGGCGTCCTGTGGCCCGATTGATGCGGCCGACGAGGTCCAGAGCGACAGAGCGTGGATTGCGGCCATCCACCATGCCCTGCGTCATGTGCTGGCGCGCTGCGACGAGGATATCGTCGGTCATGCGCGTGATGCGACGGCCGGACAGATCCTGCATGAAGGCTTCCGCACCTGGCGACCGGGCATCGAAGCGAAACACGACTTGCGCACCGCTCGGGTCGCGCAGCGCGGGCAGTCCGTTCGTGGTAGCAATGCCGCCGCCGATATAGGCCTCGCGATTGCTCTCCTCGAACAGCCGGAACGCGGCAGGCTCAATGTTCAGCGCTCGCAGCGCCCCGTCGATGTCGCCCCGCTCCAGCCGTTCAGCAATGCGGCCGATCTGGGCGCCATTGCGGAGGTCGTCGATTGCGGCGAGGAACGCAGCCTGTAGCGCGGGCTCGAACTTGGCAGACAGAGTCTCAAGCTGCTGCCGTGCGGTCGGACGACGCGCCATCGCTGCATTTCCTTGCAAGGTCGTTCTGAACTGGTAGAAGCCGGCAACCTCAAAGGAGATATCGCCTTGCTCGAAGAAACCGCCCTGTCCGGCACTTCCCCGGATCAGAACATCGAACTAACTGCCGAAATCGTATCGGCGTATGTGTCGAATAATCCCGTTCCGGCTGCGGAATTGGCCGCCTTGATCGCCGCTGTCCATTCCGCTCTGGTGACTTTGGGGACGCCCTCAGTTCCCGAACCAGAAAAGGCACAGAAGCCCGCCGTTAACCCGAAGAAGTCTGTGTTTCCGGACTACATCATCAGCCTGGAGGACGGGAAGCATTACAAGTCGCTCAAGCGCCACCTGATGGCGAACTTCGGGCTGACCCCAGAAGAGTACCGCTCCAAATGGGGCCTGCCCTCCGACTATCCGATGGTTGCTCCCAACTATGCCGCTGCCCGATCGGCGCTGGCAAAGCAAATGGGACTCGGTCGCAAGGCTGGCGAGAAGAAGCCACCGAAGGGCCGCGGCAAGACGAAGGCCGCCTAGAACCGGCAGCTCCGGCGGTCATTGCGACCCGACAATGTCGTGGATCACCGGAATGCCCGCCGGCGAAAGCGTGCTGTTCTTGACGATCGTGTAGACGCCGTCCGCCGTGACGACATAGTCCGTCGTCGTCGGCGTGATGGTCAGCCCCTTGACAGATACCAGTATGCGCTTGTCGCTGGCCTTGATCAGCGTTCCGCCGACGTCCTTACCCGCGTCCTGCAGATTGATCGGCAGCACTGCCAGCGTGCAGGGATGGTCAACCGTCGTCGGCCCCTCCGGGTCCCATGGGTTGCCGCCACCGCTCGACGATGCGCGTCGGATGGCTCCGGCCTGGCCGAATTTCTTGAGCAGGCGGTCAGCGGTCGCGGCGCTCTTGGCGTAATCGAACTGGTTCAACATACCCTCGGATCATTTTGCGTCTGGCGATGTTGGTCATCCATCAGAGAGTGGAGGACGCCATGAACATCGCAAATCTGCAGCTCGAGGGGCTTTGCCTCGCAATCGCGGCGATCAACCACGAACTGGTCGCGAAGGGCGTGCTCTCGCAGGACGAGATGGACACGGCGCTTCGCAAGGCCGAGGCCACGGCGATCGGCGATGAACGGTTCATTGATCAACTGTCCCCAGCGAACCGCGACGCAGTTTGCTTTCCCATCCGCGTGCTGCAGATCGCGAACCTCACAGGCGCCGATCATCCATGGTCATTCTCGAAACTGGCGAAAACAGTCGGCGAAACGAAGCAGCCCTATAACGACCAACGGTAGAGGAGTGTGGATCATGAAAGAGAAAATCATCATCAACACAGACGAAATCGAGAGCGACGATAGCAGCGAGGACGATGGCCGCATCATTGAAGTAGACAAAGGTGGCGTGGCCGAAATCCATGAAAAGGACGAGCGAAAAATGCCCAGCGGTCCTGAACTTCCATATGACGTGACCGAATCGCATTCGTCCGCAACCGATGACCAGGGCTCCGATATGGCTCGCGAGGCGGCGAACCACGAGGTTGCGATGCGCGAGGCCAAGAAGAAGGCCCGCTTGATCAGCGAGGATGCGTACTACAACATAACATCGCCCATCCGGACGCCCGATTAGGCACGTGCCAGAAAGCAGGTCGTGACGTTGCCGGCATCGCGGATCAGACCGGCAAGTAATCCGTCGATGATCGGCAACCGCGGGCGCGCGTCGTCAGGCTCTTTCGCGTCCGCATACTGGACCTCGAGGTCTCCGACCTTCTCGCGAAGCACACGCTCCGTGCCGACCACGTCCGGCATCAGCGATCCGGGTGCGGCCAGTTCGCGACGCGCGGCCTCGATGATCGCATAGATGACGACCTGCGGCGCAGTCTCGTTGTCGAACTCGATATTCCAGCGGCTGTTGTACAGGCCGGCAATGTAGTCCTGACCGCGGCGGAGCGCAGCGGTCTTCGCACTCTCTTCGCCGGTCCAGTTCGTCCAGGCGCGCAACGTCGCATAGGCATCGGCTTCGGCCGCCGTGACAGCAAGCGTTTCGTATGAAAGCATGTCAGGTCCTCGCCTGCTCAGCATAGGCCGCAATGTCAGCCTCGCGTGTGTCGCCCCAGACCCAGCGCATCACCAGCGCGTTCAGTTCGATGTCGCATTCCTCGCAGAGACCGCGGAACACCCGATTGTCTGCGCATATCTGCCACTGATATCGCGAGGAAAGCCCGCACCTCGCGCACGGCACTCGGCTGATGCCGATCTGCGTGTACGGCTTGGTGCGGGCCATCCGTTCAGCCGCGCCGCTTCAACTCGGCTTCGATCGCTGCGTTGGCCTGCTCGCCATTGGTGATCGGGTCATCGCTGAGCTGCGAGGCCAGCGAGCGGCGCTCCTGCCAGGACAGCGAGGTCCAGTCCTCGGGGATCGCAACGCCGGCACGGCTCTCTGCCGTTTCGGTGGTGCGCAGGCGCCCAGAGGCAGCCTCGCCCACCGGCTGATCGCCGACGAACTTCTGCGCGCCCTCCTGCGTTGCCACACCGGCCTGCTCGATGGTCTGTGCAGGCTTGCCGGTCGTCGGATCAGTGTTGCTGGCTTCGACGCCGATGCCACCGACCGATGCCACCTCGGCATTGGCAGCGAAATTGCCCTTGCTGTCTGCCAGTTGACGAGCCGTGCCTTCGGGATCGGGTTTCGCCGGCTCGAGTTCGCTGAGCGCGGTCGATGACGTCTTCGCCTGCTGTTCGGCCTGCTTAGCCAGCCGGTCGAAGGCATCGGCCATACGGTCGGCCGCAGTGCCACCATTGCGATTGGCACGAGCTCGCAGTATCTGCGCACGGCTTTCGTCACGACGCGCGATCGCCTCGGCAAGAAGCGGATCGTTCTGATGGTCGGTCATGTCAGTTCTCCAGATTGAGGGGTCAGAGCGGATAGGGGTCGAAGTCCCTGCCCTCAGCCGTTCGTCGTGACGGCGACCATGCGGACGAGCTTGGGATCATAGACCCGCGTCCAATTCGTGCCGGTGCCGAGTTCGGTATCGGTGACGCCGGATGCCGATGCTGGGTTGCCGGTAAACGACACGCCACGCGGGTGCATGACCCAGTGGCGGCGGTACCAGACCGTCTCCACGCCTTCACCGTTACCGGCTTCGGCGACCGAAGAGAGTTCGACAGGCTTCTTCGGCCCGCCCTCGCCGGTAGCCTCGGCATAGCCGATGGCGCCATTGCCGAAGAGGTAAGACGTGTATTTGAAGCCACTGTCGTCGCCCGGCTCGCGCGGGCACTGGTCCGACACGTAGACGATCTTGTCGTCCCACATGTTGAAGTCGAGCCCCGTAGCCGGGTCCTTGAACTTCTCGATCGCCCGGGCCGCCCGCAGGTTGTAGAAGATGCGGCTGTGCATGAGCACCGCAGAGAGCGTTGTGCCATACTCACCGAGCAGCGCGTAGGCGTTGGCGGCAATCTCGGCATCGAGGTTGATCGGCGTTACGGCGCCATCCTCGGATGCGACGTCGAGCACATTGCCGGCCATGCCCGCCGAGGCAAACACGCCGCGCATCTGCTCGCCCATGATGCGCTGCTCTTCACGCACCCAGTATTCGGCGATGAGCGTGGCGACCGCATCGAGCGGGTCTTCCGCCAGCATCGAGGCGACGAGGTTCGCTGACTGCCAGCCGTTGTTGCGCCGGATCTTGCGAGCCATGTCCTGGCCCTGCGTCAGCTTGTTCGGCGTGGCGTTCTGCGCCGGGTCGTCCGTCGAGACGTTGGAGTTGCCGGTCAGGTCGTTCCAGAACGGCATCTGGACGAGATCGCCGGGACCGTTCGCAAAGCGCTGCAGTTCGGCGTCGGTCGACACGATTGGCGAGTTGCGGATGCGCGAAAGCTGCGCAATGCGCTGGATCGTCGTGGGGAGGAAGAGCGGGCCATAGATGACGTCGCTCAGACGGGTCGTTGCCATTTGAGGCTCCTGTAGTTGGGAGAATGTGGGGTGGTAGTCGTCTCGGCCACCCCACTGGGCATGACCTCGTCTTTGGTAGCGTCACTGACGCCGAATGCTCACCAGTTCGGAGCTGCGCCGGCCGCTTTTGCGAGCTGACGGGCCTTTTCCGGATTGGCGGAAATCAGTTCCTGCTGCTTGGTCAGGTTGGGCTTCTTGCCGTTGCTGTTGTCCCACGGGTTATCGCCCAGGATGCGCGCGTTGCTTCCGGTCGCGTCGCCGCCGGTCGCCTTCGCGACGAAGACCCTGCCCTCGTCGGACTGCGACCAGTTAGCGACGTATTTGCCGATCTCGTCCTCGCCTAAATCGGTTTCAACCACAGCGCGGCGGGTTCCATCATCGTCGCGGACGACTTTGACCGATGGCTTCAGGAGCGCACGAGCAGCGCGCAGGTATTCCTTGGCGACACCGGATTCGACCAACGCCTTCGTCAGCCCGTCCTCGACCAGCACGCTTTCGATAACGCTGTCGCGCTCGACGATCTCGCCGTCCTTGGCCTTCATCTCTTCGGTGTGCTTCTTCTCCAGGTTCGCGATGCGCTGCTCGTAGAGGCGCTTTTGCGACTGCAGGTGTTCGTCGCTCGGCTTCTTCTTTTCGGGGTCGGCCGGATCGGGAGCCTCGGCCTTGAGCCTGATCCACTCCTCGGCGTCGAAATCTTCCGGCAGATCGGCGAGTTTGCCCTCGGCCGTCGTCAGCTTCTCGCTGAGCGTGCGCTTCTCGGTACGGACGCGATCGAGCGCGGCCTTGAGCGACTGGGCGCCGGGGTGCGCTTCGATCCCCTCGATCTGAAGAACGAATTTACCGTCCTGCTCCTCGTAGAGCACGTGGAATTGTTCCTCGACACTGTCGAGACTTTCGATGATTGCTTTCAGGGCCACTGGCCTTCTCCTGGGTTGCAAGCCCGACGCGCGGGCATAGGATGCCGCCAACTAGCGGCAAGACACGAGGCTTCAGTGCCTCGAAACATGGAGATGAGAATGGACATTCGACGTAGCGGCTCTGCGCCCTCACGACGCGGCCCGTCCGACTATTTCACCGGCTCGGTTTGGCATGACCCGATCGTCGAAGCCGAAGCACCGGCACGCGTGCGCTCGTTGATCGTTCGCTTCGATCCGGGCGCGCGGACACACTGGCACACGCACCCCCTCGGACAGACGCTGCACGTCGTCGCCGGTTCTGGCCTCATCCAGAAGGAAGGTGAACCCATTCAGCCGATCAATCCGGGCGATTCCGTCTGGATCGCGCCTGGCGAGAAGCACTGGCACGGTGCCGGCCCAGATACGGCGATGACGCACATCGCCATCCATGAAGCGCTGGACGGCAGCAACGTGGAATGGCTAGAGCCGGTCAGCGACCAACAATATGGCAGCTACCGTTAGCACGAGCGGGGTGACGGCTCTTATAGACGTTGGCTGCTGTTACTGCCGGTGGTGAAAGCCGCCCCAGGCGTGCGACGGCAGCCGGCCGCCAGTGCCGAACGCTTAAGCTAAGTTGAGGAAGTAGCTTCTTCCGTTATCACCTTGAACCCCGTCAACATGTTGGGTCCAAAAGTCAGCGTGAGTGGAACATCGGCAGCGTCTCGCCCTCGAGCAACCAAAATCCGACCGATCCTCGGATCGTTGTTTCGAGGGTCAAACATGTGCCACCTTCCACCAAGGAAGACCTCAATCCAAGCTGCGAAATCCTGCGGCGCGTGAGGCAGTGGCAAGCCGATGTCGCTTATGTATCCCGTGCAGTACCGAGCCGGAATGTTCAGACACCGGCAAAATGCGAGGGCCAAGTGCGCGTAATCACGACAAACACCCTGGCGCTCATTGAACGCTTCTGACGCGGTCCTCGTGGCGCGAGAGTGCTCATAACCGAAGGCCAAATGATTGTGAACGAAGTCCACGATCGCTTGAACCCTTGCCCATCCTAGCGGCTCCCCACCAAATAGCTGCCATGCAGTCTCGGAAAGGAGATCCGTGTCGCAATAGCGGCTGCCGAGCAGGAATTGCACCGTTTCGGCCGGCAGCATATGCACTGGTGCCTGCTCAGCAGCAGGATCGATACTGTCCCATTGCCCGGAGTCTCGAACGATCGTTTCGGTGCGAAGGGAGAACGTCCCCGCGGGTGCCAGTAGTCGGTTGCACCAGTTGCCGAACGTGTCCCGGTAACCCTCGACTGGAACTGAAGGAAGCGTGATTAGGTAATCTGGCTTTTCCAAGTCCGAAACACGGGACGAATGGACGTTGAGGGTTGCAATGAGTGGTGTGGGCTGAGGAAATTCAAAGGTAAGTTCACTGCCGACGCGAATTCGCAAACTGATCTCCGTCCTGTTTCATCTGGCCACAGCCGATGGCGTGGAGCAGAGTAACAGAAGGAAAGGCCTATTGTGGCGCCGATAGCAATCCCGCCTGCACCGGATCACTGCCTATGTCTTCCTTGTCGATCAGAATAAGCTCAGCCTCATGGTCGCGCTCGGCGGAGGCGATTTCGCCGCGCTGCAGGTTCTCGTACAGCGTTTGATACGACACCGCGCCGTCCTGCCAGAGCTTGACCAGTGAAGCCGCATCCTGCGGGCTCAGCGTAGCATCGACGAACGACAGGTTCGGCTTGACGATCACCTCGTCGGGCCGGGCGCCGATCATCACCGCGATATGCCGAAGTGACTTCTCCAGACCCTGAGCGCTGGCGAGCGCGATCGAGGTCAGCGTTGCCGTCTGAGCCGCATATCGGATGCGAAGGGCGTCGCCGCTCTCGGCCGACTTCTTCTCGCTGTCGAACAGCCTGGCGCCGGCCGCCGCAGCATTGGCGCGTTCGTCCTGGATGGCGACGCGGTGTGCATCGATGCCGGTTCCCGTCGGCCCGACATACTTGGCGTCCGGCATGTGGTCGTCTTTGCTGGCCTTCAGCGTCAGCACAACACCGGCGCCGACCGCCGACGGCGCATCGCCATTGATGATGACCAGCGTTTCCTGCCCGCTCATGTAGAGCTGGTGGCGGTAGTCGGCATCAAGGCGGTACATCGCCAGCGCGGCGCGGGCCACGCCAATGAGCGGCGGCTCGTCGGGCGAAACGGATAGGTCTTTCGAGCCGATGACGACGAACGGGATCTCGGTCAGCGCGCCGCCGCCGCGGACAGTCGGCTGGGCTTCGGCCTCGTCCCTTTCGGTGCCCGTATAGGTGTCGACCGAATAGCGCCCATCCTCAAGCCGCAGCACCCGGTAGGCCTGCTTCTGGCTCCACTGGAAGCCATCGCGCTTCAAGCCGCTCTCGTCGAGCACGAACAGGTCACGTTCGGGCGACCAGTTGATCAGCGCCTCGGTCGTGTATCCCGCGAGCCAAGGCAGATCGGACCCCGCCGATGCCGCGTCCGCCAAGAGCGCATAGCGGCCCATTAGCAGCAGTTCACCGGTGATCCGCCGATGGAACGCCTCGAGCGACATGCCGTCGGTCGTCGCCCTCTCCCACAGGCCCTCCATGGCCTTGGGCATCGTAATCTGCGCTTCGGTGCGGTGAATGACCCCGATCATGCCGCGAATGGTCGGAGCGACGATCTCCGAGAACTGCGCCCGCTTCTGGTAGGCGGCGTACATCGCGCGGCCGCCGTCCTCCTGCACCCGAAAGCCCGATGGCTTCGGCAGATAGTCCTCTCCGGCTTCCTTGACCGCCTTCTCGCCTCTCGCCGTGGCGCGCATCATCGCCCACTCTTCCTGGCGATCGATCCAGTCCGGATGCTTGGTGTCGACAGCGCTCATCAGTACATCCCGGTGACTGTCGTCGTTTCTGTCTTTATCTCGCGCTTCACGACGAGGCGCGCAAAGGCGCCGGACGACGCGTCGACCTGATCCTTGAAGCTGCCACCTGGAAACAGGCAGAGTTCGTCGAGGTAGCTCTCGTTCCACTCGCCCTGGACGAGGTAGACATTGCCCGCCTCGCACTGAGACGAAAACGGCTCGGCGCGCGTGACCTTGTCGCCCGTTTCCGGCTCTGCTTTCACCTTCCAGCCCGCCAGCATGGCGACCATGTCCTTGGCCTGCACCTTGCCGGCCTGACCGGGATCTTGCGGAAGGCTGATCTCGACATCCTTTCCGTCGATCTCGGCCGTGGCCTTGATCAGCATCCGGACTTTATTGCCCTCGTCCTGCGTTTTCACGACGTGCCCGACGACGAATGATCCGTCTGGAGCCTTGCCGAGCTTGACGCCTGCGGTGCGCGCCGCCGTGGTCTTCTTCGTCGCGGCCAAGTCCCAATGCCGGACCCAGCGTGTGCCGGCCGGTGCCTGGCGGATGACCTTGCCGGCGAACCACTCGCGCTTGAACAGTCCGCCCTCGCGAGGAACGGGTCGTTGCTGGTATTGGCCAGCGATGGCGTATTCCGTCAGTGCCTTTTGGTCCCGCACGAGTACGGCTGGCGGGAATCGCTCGGGGAACAGCAGTTCGCCCTCGGCAGAGCGCGGGTCTTCAAATCCCAGCGCCGTCGAGCACCGCCGCTCCGGCTCAAATCGCATCGGCAGCATGAGGTGCTGATATCCGAGCTTCAGCTTCTCGATCTGACCCGAAACGTCGTCCTCGTGGAGCCGCTGCATGATGACGACGATCGCGGACTTCTCCGGGTCATTCACGCGTGACGGGACCGATTCCCGAAAGATGCGCGTCGTCCGCTGCCGCTCCGCCGGGCTTTCGGCGGTTTCCGTCGAATGCGGATCGTCGATGATCACCCGATCGCCGCGGCCACCGGTGAGGCTTGAGAAAGGCACGCCCTCGCGAAAGCCAGTCTTGGAATTGGCGAACGAGGATTCACCGGAGCGGACGAGGTTCACTTCCGGCCAGAGCGATTGATACCAGTCCGAGTTGACCAGATCGCGCATCCGCCGGCTGTCGCGCTTGACGTAGTTTTCTGAATAGCTCGTCGTCAGGAAACGCATGCCGGGCATGCTCTGCGGCCCCCATTCCCACGCCGGCCAGAAGACGGAGGCGAGCAGCGACTTCATTGTACCGGGCGGCACGTTGATCAGGAGCCGGTTGGGGAAACCCATCGCGAGGAACCGGCCCGTCGTGATCGCCTCCAGATGCGAGCAGATCGCGTCGATGTGCCAGCCGTGGATGTAAGGCTGTGTCGGCTCGAGGACGTGCCAGGCCTCACGGACGAAACCTGTCAGCGTTTGGCAGCGCGCACGGATGCGCTCGGCATCCTTCGAAACCCGCTCCCGTTCGGCCTCAGCCTGCCTGCGCGCCCTCTCCTGCCGGATCAGCCGCATCATCGTCGCCGGGTCCGGCAAGCGGGCCGAAGATGCTTTCGAGCTGTGCGAGTTCATCACCACTCAATTTCGTTAGGTCGATGGTCTGGATCGGGCCGCCGTTGCGGCCGGTGTGCTCGCGCTTCTCGATGATGAGACCGGTCAGCTTTGCTTTGCCCATCGTGGCGGATACGGCCGCGCTGGTCTGCTTCTCTGCGATGGCAAGAGCGCGCGCCTCTTCCAGCTCAACGAGCAGACTGTCCATCGTCACCTCAGCCTTGCGCGCCGCTCTACCCTGCACTTCGGCGACACGTTGACCAATGTTGACATTTGTTGACAACCGAGAGGCGGCTGTCCTGTCGCCCTTGTAGCCGGCGCTCGCGTATGCTTCCGTCGCGTTCATGCCCTTTGCTAGCGCTTGGGCGAACTTTTCGTGACGGCTATTTCGAAGGACCGGCATACTTGGCCTATCGCTTTTCAGGATTGGGACAACCTGCCTTGATGGCAGTGCTATCGGGGCTGGCCGTAATGCCAGCGGCTTCATCATCCCAATATCTGAAAGAGGGTGAGGCTCATGCTCTTGCCGTGGGGCATTTGCTCGGCGAGCCATATGGTGCAACCCATACTGAAGTTGCTCAGAACATCACCAGCAGTGCACTGGTCATTGCTGGCTCCACGCCGTGCGCCTCAGTGACGGCCCCGGTATGGTCCTTCCAAATAGACGTCCCTGCAACTCGTCATGGTGAGCAGCCCATTCGAGGCACGCTGGACGTCGACGCTGCTACTGGCGATCTGGTCTGCGCCACGTTGCCGTTCCTGTAGACATCTGGTGGAGAATGGAATGCCCGGGGTCGCTTTCCTGGCGTATTCCTATGCCCGCCTGTTTTTGCGTTTTGGCTTCATCGCGTTGACGCCAACTAGAATATACCCACGGCCAAATGTGCCCATACTGCCGCTGTGGCGAGGACTATCACTGCAATCAGGAGCCATCGAGTCGGCTGCGTCTTCACTCGGTAGCGAACGACCGCGATACCCAGTACGACTGTCAAAATGAGAACGGCCGCCGCCGCAACGTCTTCAATGCCCCAGTCCATGCACCCAGCACTCCCGCGGGCTCCAGAACAATCTAGTGCATCAAAACGCACATGTGGAAGAACTCGTATACCGCACAGCGGCCGATCAGCAGAGAAACAACCGTCGTGCCCATGAGTACCGAGGCAATCGAAACTGCCGAGATAGACATCCGTGTCATCGCATCCCCTAGCTTGGCCTGCCAACCGACACCGGCTGACAGTGTTCCGCTGCGATCTTCGTCATGCCTAACGCTGTGTGACCGGGGCTAAGCCGCCTTGCGGCTGGCTTCTCTATCTTCCTTGCTCAACGCCTCAGGTTTCGCGCCGTCTGCCATCCAATGCGTGACTGTCGCGATCCTGCCGAAATCACTACCCTGATTTGGCAACATTGGCGACACCCTCGACCAGTTAGGATGCTGTAACGATTGGGCATTTTTGATCAGCGACGCGGCAATCGCGCTGATCTGCTGGTCCATTCGGCGCTCCGCCGTCCTACGAACCCGACCGGTTTTCGCGCAGAACTGCCGGAAGGAACCAACCATGCGCGGCCATGCCAGACACATTGCCCACATGCCGAGCACAACCCGGCGCTCGTCATCCTGCACCAGTTCGGTCATCCAACGATAGGTCACTTCTTCAGCTCGACTGATGGCCGATGCCGACGGCCGATACCGGACCTTGACCTCGTTATAGCCGTACCCCTGACTATCAGGCGGCGACGCGGGCCAGAAGGTGCGGAGCGTGGCCGGGCTCAACCCGCGGACGTCCATGTGCGCGAAGGTATCCGCGGCCTCGACGATCCGGGCCTTCACGATCAGGCTGGCATCGGCGACTTCGGCGGCGTGGATGGAAAGGTCAGACTGCAAGGCGCTGCTCCGGCTCGTCGAGAAGGGTTTCGAGGCTCTTGTAGATAAGCATTCGCAGGGAAGCGCGCACCGGCCACGGGCGCCGTGCAACGGCTTCGCCACGCAGGACACCGAGGGGGATGTGGTCGAACGCATCCAGCACATCTGCCGCCCGTTCCGACCAGTCGGGCCGCTGGACGAGGATGTCGGAGATGGCGCCGATCGTCTCGCTCCACAGCTCATCTCGGTTGTTCTTCGTCTGGCGGATGCAGCGCAGGGTGAACACGAGATGGCCATCGCCGTAGGTGTTGCGGATCTCGTGCATTGTACCGCGCGCATGGCTCTGCGCAGCGGCACGCCGCCGGTAGACCGGCACCAGCTTGATACCGAGCCCGTCGAGAAGAGCGTCGAGTTGACCCTTCGGCCTGGTCACCCTTCGGCCCTCCAAGAAACAATTCGACCGGTAGCGCTGTTCGGGGGCAAAGGAGACGATCTATGCCCGACAATGCAAACACACCTCCCGTCCGCGATACCGGCGCAACCGGTGTTCCGGAGAACGACAAGCGTGACCTGATCGATGATGAGCATAGCCAGGCTGCCCAAGCGCCGAAAACGAGCGGTGCCCCAGAGCGCGGCAAGGAGCCACTGACCAACAAGCTGGCCGATCGGAACACGGAAGGCCCCCGCGAAGCCGGCACAACCCCGCGCCCCACCGACAAGCCCATTGTGGGCGGCGACCGAGGAGCCTGATCGATGGGTGTTCTCAAAAGCCTCGCCGCTGAATTGACGCCTGAATGGCTCACAGGAAAGGAAGGTACCAGCATGGCTGATCCCCGCGAGGATACCGACAAGCCGCCGATGCCCGATCCCAATTGGAAGCCGGAGGTCGAGAAGACGCCCCTTGATCCGAAGGATGGTGAAGACGATTTCGATCGGAACCGCGACGATATCGGCGACAAGCCTTCCGATCCTCGGGACGGATTCACACCCAAGCCGTAGGGGGAACATCAAGCCTCCTGCCTCGGCGCCGGCGGCGGAAACTTGGCCTGCAGCCGGCCGAACATCGGATCGCCGCTCGTGTCGAGACAGTCAGCCGGGACCGTCACCGCGGTCGAATAACGATCTTCCTCACCCTTTGGCACCCGGGGCTTCTCGACGTGATAGACGGCCGGGCACCAGCGCCCGTTCGTCCTTTCCCACCTGAACCACTTCGTCATTCCGCAGCCTCCATGAAGCGCAGCGCCGATCGCTCTGGGATCGGGTCACCGAGCAGACGCCCGGTCAGCGAGCGGCGATCGGGCACTGTGGCCCAAATCCGCCGGCGCTCGACATGTTCATGCGGAATGTGGACCACATGGACCATGCCGGCCGCTTCGAATCCGATCTGTGCTTCCCGGATCATCTCGCGCATCGCGGCGGCTCGGCGCTTGATGCGCTCGGGGCTATCCTTGCTCATCGCGCCCTCCTCCGCTCGACAACGACCTGACGACCCTTGCTGAACAGCGTCTCGGGACCGAGGAATGCACGGGCGCGCTCCTCTGCGGCCTCAGCTTCCTTGCGCTGGCGCCACTCGGCTACCTCGTCGAGCATGGCGACTGGCTCGATCACCTCGGCGCGGATGACCGGGTTCAGGATCGCCTTGACGCAAGCCCTGGCCGCATCGATTGCCTGGGTGGCGGTGTCGTACTCGACGGGCTGGCCGTCCTTGCGGACGAAGCGCCAGTTCTCGCCGGCGAAAAGCTTGAACAGAGGCCTGTAGCGCGAGCCGTAGGGCATCTGGCTGTATTCGGGCAGGAAGTCCTTGGCCATGTCAGAAGCCCTCCATCAATGACGGCTGCTCGCTAGCGCGCTCGGAGACGTAGCGCGTGAAGCGATCCTCGAATTTCACGATCTTGCGGATAAAGGGCGAGCCGAACCGGACCTTGACGGCGCCGATCTCGGCGATGCCCTCGGCCTCGGCGGCGAAGACCTTATTGATCTTCTTCCAATCCTGATCCGTGGCGGCTGTCGCCATGCGCTCCTGTTTGAACTTCTCCTGGCGGTAGAGGTACAGGATCGCGTCGTAGGCCTGCTTTGCCGGATCGCCGCCATACAAGTCCGCCGAGATCGGCCGGGGGTTGTCGCGCTTCATGCCGTAGCTGTTGCGCTGGTTTAGGATCAGCCAAGCTGCATCCGTCATTTCGGCGCCGGCCTTGAACACCTTGTTGATGTTCTTCGCCTTGGTGCCCTCGTCGGCGCGCTTGTCCTCGGGTGTGACCGATCCGATGTGGTCAACGCCGATCAGCGGCACCTCGCCATTGCCATGCCGCTTGACGAACGTTCGCGCGAGCCCGACGAGCTGGGCCGCATTCTGATCGGTGCACTTGATGACCTCGAACGGCCGGCTGTCGATCCAATTGCCGAACTCGACGACCTTCATCCATTCCTTTTCGGACAGGTCCGCGAAACGCTGCCGGCGTGCCTCAATGCCGTATTCCTGCGCAACCATCTGCCGGATGCACTGGTCGCCGCTCTGGTCATAGGACAGGAACTGGACAGGATGGCCCTTGCGCAGCGCGTGAAGGATCATCTGCAGCGTCAGGCTCGTCTTGCCTTCGCCGGAGCTCGACAGGAGGCCGTAGAGGTTCCCCGCCTCCATGCACGGCTCGGAGATCACTTCCTCGATCTCAGGGAGGCAGAGCGGGACGCCGCGGACCTTGCCGCGCTGTCGCGCCGCGTTCATCGCCTCGATGTAGTGCTTGCCGACACCGATCCGGTTCTCGCCCTTGAGACGCTGGGCGCGCAGGTTGGCGATGCTCTCTTCGAGCGGTCCGAACTTGTCGAGGATGTCGGCGCCCGGCTGCATGTCGAGGATCGTGTCAACGGCTTGCTGCGCCAGTGTAAGGCTCTGCCGGGCGATCCACATGTCGTGAATCGTGGCCGCGTAATCGCGCGCGTGGACCGGCGGCGGTGCGTGTGCAGCCAGCGCCGCCAGATATTCAGTTAGCGTCATGTCGCCGATCTTTTCGTCGGGCAGATAGCTTCTGATTGTGACCGGGTTCACGCCTTTGCCGACGAGCAGCATTGCGCCGACCTTCTCGAACATCAGGCGATGAAGCGGCTCAGAGAAGTGCTCGGGCTCGAGAATGCGCGCCACGACGTCGTAGACGGCATTGTTGATCAGGATGCAGCCGAGCAGCGCCTGTTCCGCCTCGATGTTCTGCGGCACGGTCTGGAAGGTGCGGTCGTGCGCGTTCATGCGGCCCTCTTCTGGCGCTCGTATTGAAGCATCCGGTAGGTGTCGGTGGTCTTGGCCGCGACCGCGACGCCGACGGCATCGGCCATGTCGTCGTTCGTGACGACGATGCGCTCGCGGGCGCACTGCTCGCGGACGGCTTTCTTCCACTCCTTTCGGCCCCACCCGGGCTGGCGGGAGAAACCGAGGAAGGCCTTGCGCCACGACGCCGGCGCGATGGTCACGAACGGGATAGCCTTGATGCCGCAGACGGCCGCGACGGCGCCAACGAGCTGGTTCGACGAGATCACAGCGTTCAGGCCCGATCCGCCTTCAACGACCTCGTCTTCGCCCATCATCTTCACGGTGCGCCGGCCGGCAGGTTGGGTGCGGATCGGCATTTCGATCGCGACGAGGTCAGGCTTGGCCTCGCGCACGAGAATGATCAGCGCGCGTGCAAGGGCGGCCGACTTGTCCTCGTAGTCCCGGCCGACCGCCTTCAGTACTCCGGCCTCGATGGCCGAAAGGGGCCGGCTATCATCATGGAGAGCCGAACCCGTCTTCTGCGCAACGTCGAGGCCGAGGATAATCATGCGGCTTCTGCCTCGTCGTCGAGGTCGCCGCCCTCGTCATGGCCCTTGATCAGCTCGTCCTTCGCCGCCTCGGCTTCCTTCTTCTTGATGCCGGCGAAGAGCGCGCCCTGCCCTTCGTGCCAGCCCTTGGCGTAGGCCTGACCCTCGGCCGATGCCTCGTTGTACGGATTCGCCAGCGTATCGCCGCGAAGTCCGGCTTCCTCGCCATCACGGAACGCCCGATCTTCCAGCGGTGCGCGGTCTTCGAAGATGTCGAGCTGCGTGTTGATCGCGATGCCCGCGAACCGCATGGCCTGGCGCTCGGCTTCCTGCTTGGCCTTGATCTCGGCGAGGCCTTCCGTCGTTTGGGCCTTCTCATAGGCCTTGATCTGGTCGAGGCCGTTGGCGCCGAGGTCGGCCTTGATGACCTTGCCGACGCGCTTCATCTCGGCGTTCGCGAGCTGCTGCACTTCCTTCGCGGCGAGGTACGCGCGGCGATTGATAAAGAACAGCACCTTGCGATCCGTCTCGCTCAGGTCGCCGCCATTGTGTCCGATGCCGCTCATGCCAGTGCTCCTTCCATTTGATCGATAGTTCGATTGAGGGCTGCAACCTCATGGCCCCGGGCGCATTGAGTCGCGTTCTGATTCGCGTGAGGTGCGTAGTGGGCGACGGCCCGAACAAGATCCCGATAGACAAGTCGCGACATGCGGCTCAGCGCCGGGCCATGGCTGAGTGGCGCGAGCGGCATCCGGTCTTCGTCACCCACCAGACGTTCGGCGACCGGTACTCGGCGCGCGTGCTCGTCGATGGTGAGTATTACGACGTCAGCCGCACTGAACTGGCGAGCCTGCGGGCGGGCCGAACGCCGGCCGATCTCGAACTCTACCCGGTCGGCGGAGAGGATTGAGCCATGACCCTTCAACGCATGTGGTGGGATGCCCCGGTGACGATCATTCCCGGCAAGGAAGGCACGAGACTGCACGTCAACAACACGGCTCAAGCCCGCCGTGTTCTGGAAGAGGAATGGCCGATCGAGCGCGGCCCTCGCCTGGAGGCCGCGCGCGAAGCGGTTCACAATGCGAAAGTCTCGGCACTGAAGGCCAGAGAGGCGTTCTATGCCGCTGCCGAAGAGGCCGGCATTGTGACCAGGACAACCGTGGCGCCACCGTCGATCCCGTCGAGCGAAGGGCCGGTCCTCTATGGCCGCGGTCGAAAGCGGAAGCTGAAGCGCGATATGTGAGGTCATGCGGACTCACCTCCGAAGAGCTCAGCCTGCCGCGCATCTTTCCGATCGAGCATGCGCAAGACCGTTTCGCCTTTGTGCTGGCGATCCCAGACGAACCAGCCATTGAGCATCGGCGGGGCGCCCTGCCCTGTGAAGTCGATCTTCCATCGCATGAGGTAGACGCGGGCCGGCGGGTATTTCGCCCAGAACGGCGCGAGGCCACCGGCGCCGGGGAACGACCAATTCATCAGCAACGCCATGTATTCGATGCCGAGGTTGTCGAGCGCGTGATAGAGCCAGCGGGCCTTGCCATTGCCCCAGCCGCACTCCTGAAAAGGCGGGTTCGTGACGATCGCGGGCGACGGCGCCATCGGGAAATCGTAGAACGACCGGATGTCAGCCTCGCAGCCTCGGTCGACGAGATCAGACGCACGAACTGTCAGACCGAGCGATTCCATCTCGCGCACCATCGCGCCATCGCCGGCCGCCGGCTCCCAGATGCAGGAGAAGTCGCGCAGACGATCGATCTCTGCATGCAGCAACGCGCGCGTCGGTTCGGGCGGCGTCGGATAGAAGTCGTCCTTCTCGCGCTCCAGCGAATCCGTCTTCGTGTAGGAGCCATCGAGCAGACGCGTGGCGACAGGCTTCGAAGCCTTGCCGGTTGCGCGGAACAGTCCTCGTGCGGAGGCGGTCATAGCCCGCACCCTGTGTCACATACCAACAGCATGCCTTGGCCGCGCTCTTCGGCGGTGGAGAGGTCGACCTGATCGAGCGGAACGCGATCAGCGTGCAGGTAGCTCTTCGCACGCATGCCTGGAGTTTCGCGGATAAGCTGGTCGATCTTGACCGCTTCCAGCCACGCCTCAGGATCATTCTCCTTGAGCCAAAGCCATTCCGCGTTCTCGCGATACGGGCAGAAGAAGCACTTGCTGCGCGGTGGTATCGGGTAGCCGTGGCTCTTCAGCCACTCGACACACCCTCCGATTGACTTCCGCGCTTCGAGAAGCGGAAAACGGTTCACCGCCCAAGTTTCGAATGCTGCGCCTGCGCGCACCACCTCGTCGGTGGAGTACCCGATCCATACCTCACACGCCCCGGCCGGAATGCGCTGGCGCGGCTTGAAGCCCATCAGTTCGCGTTGCTTGGCGTTCAGCCGGTCAACCTTATACTCGCGCGTGCATTGGCGGCGGTCCTGACCCTTCTTCTTTCCGTCAAGGAAAGCCGGGATAGAGACATACCGGCCCGACTGCTGGACTCGGTTCTCGATTGCTTGCCGGAGGGGCACGGCCGGCTCGTCGAGTTCGATGATGGGGGTCGAGAGGACGTTGCCGGAAGCCAGCCAGCGAATGTGCTCGCGGGTCGCGTTCGTATCGCCGACCGGAGCATAAAGCCACACGTCAGGCGGGCCGCCTTCGATCTCGCCATGCTCGGCCATGAGTGCGAGCGTCGTGGACTGGATGCCACCACCGAGCGAGCCCACGCGCAGCTTCGCGCCTTCAACCGGTCCCCAAGACCAGCCGCCACGGCGGATGCGGGGCTTCTTCGGAGCTTCGGGGCTTGTGAGTTCGAACTGAACGGTCATCGCATCCCACTCCATGCGAGCCCGGCTATGCCTGCGGAGGACAGGAGAGAGAGGATGATGAAAAGGCGGAGGGTTTCAGCGCGGCTATAGGTCTTGACGACCGAAATGTCCGATCTCAAATATTTTGGCGCCGCCCGGTGATGGCGGCCTATTGGCTGAAATCGCTCAACAAGTGAGAGGATGAAATGGAGAGCAGAGCCTTCGCGAAACCGATCTATCTGAAGGATGGAACGCTCGTGCGGGAAATCACCAATGTCGAGGAAGCGATCGATTTCCTCATGAAATGGCCCGAGAACAAACGGGACATCCTGCACGACGCGACGATGCGCACGTGCATCATGGCCCATGATGGATTGAAGCCGGTCAAGGTCGCGCGTGATGCGTTGCGAGCCTTCGCCGTCAAGAAGGACATTCTGGAGAAGGAGCCTGCGGTCAGGCCGTGGATGATCAAACCCAATTCGGGCGGCCGCGCCCACGCCTGAACTCTTCGCATTCGAGCTGCATAGGAGGATGACATGCTTGCGAAGCCTTTTGAGAAGCCCATCCGTGTCTGGGTGGGCCTTGGCTTTCCCCGACAACTCAACAATGTCGCTGACGCCTACCAGATGCTCATGGGGTGGTGCGGCAACAGCCCCGAACAGAAAGCCGCCATTCGGGCCTGCAAGGCGGCCCTTGCGGGTGATGTCGATGCCGAGACCGCCCGCGGTGTCTTTCTCGCGTTCGCACGAAAAAAGGACATCTTGGTCGAGGACGGAATGATGCCGGTCCACATGATGAAGGGCACCGACAGCCACGTTTGAGCCACAGCGGGAAGTGAGGGTGGTCTTCATGCCGCCCTCCGATCTTGCTCAGCGCAGTCGCCCCATTGATCCGCCATGGCTTCGGCGATCCCCGGGAAAAAGCGGCTGCGCTCTTTCCAGCGGTTTGGACCGGGGCTCATGTGGTGGACGCGAGGCGTTCGACCCTCGACAATGTTCGTCGGGACGAGCGCCGGCAGGTTCTTCAGCCACAGGCATGTCCGCTTGACCTCGCCATGCCCGAACTGCCACGGCTGAACTGACTGCGCTGGCTCCTGATAATTCCGGATGCGCTCCTTGGCGTGCCGGTGCATGACCGGGTTCTCCACGGCGATCCGCTCGATGGGCGCATTCCAGAGGTCAGAGAAGAGCGCGGCGCCCTCGTCGAGCTCGCGCCACATCTGATCGAGTGTCTTGCCCGCCGGCGGTGCCGAGAGCCAGCGAACGCCCGAATTGCACAGCCGAGTGCATGGCGGGTGCGCCACGACGAGCAAATCCCAGCCGTCATCGAGGATGTCGCGGACGTCGCCGGTGATGTGCTTGTTCGAACGGTCCTCCGCCGGCAGCAGGTCGCACGACCATGCGTCATGGCCGCGGCTGGCGAAGGCGCAACGGACGATGCCGGAGAACTCGCAGGCAACGAGGACGCGAAGCTCGTTTGTCATCACCAGGCCCACCCTGACGCGCGCTGAACGCCCGAAGGCTCCGACATGCCAAAAGCGCTCGCATCGAAGACGATCAGTGCAATGACGATGGCAGCGGCGACACCAGCAAGGGCGTAGAAGCCGTATCGCGCGCGGCTTCCCACCCGTCCCTTGAAAGCGCCGACGATCATCTCAGCTCCCAAGTCCTGCATCTTGCCGCCGGTCGAGACCAGGGAACGACCGAGCGAAAGCCGGATCGACTTCCGCAAGCCGAGCCCGGAGTGCGGCGGTTCGCTGTTGCTCGATGAAGAGTTCGTGTTTCGCACGGTTCAGGGTTTCCTCGTTGTGCTGAGCGACGGCCTCACGGATCGCGTCCGTGATGTCGGTGAAGGGCCGCTTGATCTTCTTCCAGCGCAGCCGCTCGATTGTCGTGATGGACAGGCCAGACGCTCGCGCCGCCCGTCGGTTCTGCTCCTTCGCGGAGCCGTCCCCGCCCAGGACACGGATCGCCGAGGCCATCTCGTCCTGGATTGCTTCAACTCGATACATTTCCGCCTCGCGCCGTGAGATTTCCGTCTCGCGCCGTTGAATTTCCGTCATTGAGAAATGCCCCACGCATAGGTTGATCGGCGTGGGGGCGGTGGTCGCCCTGACCGGCCCGAAACGGGTCGAAGTCGAGAGCAGGAATGAAGGCCAGAGGAAGCGATGAGACAGACGACAAGCCGCCAAGCACAGCGTCCGTTTCAGCTTGATTTGTTCGGGTGGAGGGGGTCACAGAACCCCTCCCCGACGAAACTCAGCGACAACCGGCTCGTGGTCGATGGTGGGCGCCAGTTCAAACCGCGCATCGTCTCGAGCAACAGCTTGAGCCTTGCCGATCATGACGCGCGCTGCGGCTATGGCGCCGACAACCAGAACGATTACGAGTGAGAGCGACCAGGTCATGCCGGCTCCTTCTGCTTCTGGTCGTTCAGGAGAGCCGTGAAGACACTGATGTCGGTCTTGCGCGTTTGAACGGGGCGGAAGCCATGCGCCAAAAACCACATGTCGACGCCGACCTTGATGTACAGCGCGTCACTTGCGGCCTCGACGATCTCACCATCGGAGGCCATGAGGTGGTCACCCTCTTCCACCATGCTGAGTGCAGTGATCGTGTAGACGCGGCCGGCGACCAGTGCCGGATGGCTGTATCGATCGAACTTCTCAGGGAAACCGACGAAGACAACCTTCATGCCGACGTGCCAGGAGGAGTAGCTCATGCGAATGCGACCTCTTTGCCCCGTTTGTCATGCTCGACAAGCCGCAGCCGTTCGGCGGAGAAGTCGGGATATCGGCTCCAGGCATGAAGCTGGCGGCGCGCATCTTTGAGCGCTTCGGGACGCGGAATGGAGCCGCTGGTGCGCTTGGTCACGAGCGGATCGAATGCGATCGTCGTGATGTTGCGCCAGCCGTCGGCATGTACAATTTGGATTAGAAAGCGGTTCATGCTGCGGTCTCCGCAGCGGGGGCGAAGAAGTCCTCGGCCGTCAATTCGATGTCATTCTCGCGAGCATGGCGAAGGATAACCGCCGCGTCAGTCTGCGGGATGAACCCACCGGTGCCGCCGCGTTCCTTGGAGTACATCCAGCGATACACGCGGCTGACATGTTTGCCGGTGATCTGGGAGACAGTCTCAATGCCGACTTTGGCGATGACAGACCGGGCGGGGTCGAGGTGATCTTTGCTCATGTGCGCAATATTTGCGATTATCGCGAGTTTTGTCAACCTATCTTTGCGATCTTCGCGATAGGAAATTTTGCGAGCATCGCGAATATCAACCCATGAGCGATCCACAAGCAGGTATCCGAGACTGGTTGAACGAGCAGTTGCGCGCGAAGGGGCATGGCGCGAAGGGCAGGCTTGCGGCCTTCCTGAACGTCCGTCCTGACGCCGTGACCCGGATGGCAAACACTGACCCCAAGAAGGAAACACGCGAAATCCGCGCGCATGAGCTTGAGCTGATGCGCAAGTTCTTTACCGCCGCTGATGCTGTCGCCACCGACAACGAACCAGACGAGCCGACCAGCACGGTCGCGCTGATGGGCTTTGTCGGTGCGGGCGCGCAGATCGACCCCGAGTTTGAGCAGACCCCGCCGGAGGGCCTCGACCAGATCACGCTCCGCATTCCCCTGCCAGGCGACATGATCGCGTTCCAGGTCAAAGGCATTTCGATGTTGCCCCGCTATGACGAGGGCGACGTGATCATCGTCTGGCGCGAGCAGAAGCGCGGGACCGATTCATTCCTTGGTGAGGAAGCCGCGGTGCGGACGCGCGACGGCCGGCGCTTCCTCAAGACGATCCGGCGCGGCGCGCGCGGCTATACCCTCGAATCTTGGAACGATCATCCGATCGAAGACCAGGAATTGGAATGGGTGGGCGAGATCTACGTGACGATTCGCGCGAACCAGCTCCGCAGGATGACGAACCAAATCGAGCGCCAAGGTGGGGTGCAGGGTCAATTGAAGCTGAAAACTGCATGA